TATCGATACCTCAGAAATAAGAGGTACTTTGTGATCTAAATGATAATTTTCCTTTAGATCGAAATCACAATAAAACATCTATTATTTTGTTATTCTAAAATTTCAACTACACTGGAGGTAAAAACCAGGACTTTTCGGTCCCAACCTCCTGACCCCGCTGTCTGGAGCAAAATGATCTACTATAAGCGCGGGTTTTTGATAATCCGTGAGTTCTGATAAAGTTGTCTCCTTTTAGATTTAGTTTTTCTAAAAACCAAAGACTAAAGAAGGTAGAGCGTCCCGTTTAAGGACGGGACCACTCCCTAATTCTACTAAGCAGTTCTAACCTTAATGACTACAGAATTAACATCAGTCACATCCTTATAAAGACCGCCGATAGCCACTCCCGCGGTTGCTGCGGTAGCGTTGCTAGTCGCGCTCGGAAGGTTATGGAGATTAGCATCTGCTAGACCAAGCTTGCCATCATCGCGATGGACTCGTCCAGTGGTGGGCGCAACTCTCAATGCCTGTAGATCTGGCTTTGCCATTTTTGACTTCCTCCTTTACTTGAAACTCATGAGTTATTGAATATGGGATAATGTGAACTACCGCCAAACTAAAGATTCGACGGTTTTCTGTTAGAGTAAAGATAAAACTGTCCCGTTACCGGTAAGGCATGCCTATACTTATACCAGCAACATGGCCTCCTTTCGGGAAGCCTTGTGTCCCTTAGAGAGGATAATAATCTCTATAGGACCAATTTAACCCGCTACCTTTCGTGTCAGCAGCAGTTGGTCTTTAGTGATAAGACAGTCCCCAATCTTAGAAATAAGCTTACCTACAAAAACCACGGTATCCTGCTCGTTTAAGATGGAAGACGCGTGTGAAACCGCATGTTCCCGATCTACTGATTCTTCAAGGATAAGAGGATTGCTGCCTACAAAAAGAATAAAACCGGAAACCTTTTCTCGCAAAGCAGAAGGATCTCGAGACTGCGCCTCTTTAAAAGCTTCAACTTTATGCTTAAAACGCAGCACTCCTTCCGGAGACACTACTGAGGTGGCATCAATAGACTGACTAATTATTCGGAACTTTTTTTTTCAACGGTTATCTCAAATTCGCGTAAGGAGTTACGTAGAGATTGGGCCTCTTCTCGCAAACGATTAATTTGTTCTCTTCTGTTACCAACCGTAGTTTGGCCAGCTCGCGCAAAATCTACGGTGTTATTTTGAAGATTGGTAGTAAATGTGTTTCCGGGACCCTGATCGACATGCTCTCGGACAGTTTTGGTTAATACATTGTCTTGTTCGTCGCGGGTAGTTCTATTCCGAACGTTACGGAGGCATTCGGGGGCCTTAGCAGTTGCTCCAATAACGGGGCAGGGTTCCTCAAATAGAGCACACCAGTGCTCATGGACTATCTGATTTTCAGACTGATCTAATGCATTAAACTTTGTAAGTCTTTTCTTAAAGCTCTTGCAAAGGTTGTCCGGGTAAGACTCCACCGTGCCGGGACCACCAATCCCTGGACCGTTCCACCGAAGAGCGGCATCCTCTTTTCCTCCAACAGACAGGATGCGTTTAATGCCGCCAGTTTCTTTATCTATTTCAATATAGACTTGTTCGGCCAAAAGATTATCGACCACAGTCGTCACTTCCTGAAGTGAAATATCTGATAATTCTTCCGAACTATCAACCTGTGTTTCTGCTTTTTCACTCCTAATACTAACCTTACTGTTACCCCGGAGGTTGTCCACGTGCTCCATATCGATTACCAGATCGCCCTTTTCCATCAACTCCTTATGGGCAGCGGTTTCCATTATAATGGAATGAGGGTTTGCAGGATTCTTCACTATGCCCATACCACTAAACGTAATATTACGTAAAACGCGAGCAACAAAGTGCTTACCTAGGGCCTTCTGACCTGCAACAACCTTAACGAAGCCGCCAATCAAGTCATCGGGATTGTATCCGAGCGCTGACGCTTCGTCTCGCGTGATGATTTGATTTCCAATCTTAATATCGAAATCTTTGAAGTAACACTCCATGGAAACCTTCCAGTCTCCAGCCATAATTTCCTCAGCATACTCTGGGAATCGCATCTTATGAATTACACCGGCAACTGCAATGTCGATGTCAACCTCGTCTGGGTTGTTGGCAGATTCTTGATACTCCGCCATTAATTTCAGGGGATCAAATTGTTCTCCATCCTTAAAAAGGAAGGCGCAATCATAGATGTGACCGATTACCCTTTCTTCGTCGTGTTCGATATCGATTGCTTTGTGGACAATAGTGTTATGCGCCTTCATCATTTCAGAAGGTAAAAAATGTGCACCGTTCTTGTTTGTCCCTGCAGAAACAAGGATGGATCGAATATACTGTAGATCCCCCTGCTTTTCCTCCGGAAATGCAAGAACGGCGGCCTTTTCCTGTGCGGACTTAGCTACGTGCTGTTGCACGTCTATGGGCGCATAGACTCTAACCATATTCTCTTGCGACATTTTTGATTATGCCTCCTAGTTAGTGTTTGCGGCTGCTGCCAGTGTCTCTTCCGAAAACTGTTCCAACATATCAGACAGAGCTGCCAAATTTTTATGTGTGACAGTTCTGCGCGCCTGCACTGCTTCCTTGATCTGATCCGCTTCATTGTTTAAGTGATCAATTTGTTCTATCATAAGAACGGCTTCCTCCTTGCTAGGGCAATGTCCGTTTAACATTGATATACTCCTTAATCTCCATTTCGGTGCTGGAAAACTTTTACCAGGAGGTTAATCGACTTATCAAGATTCCTTGCGAGTTCCTCGTAGTCTTCTCTTTCCTCTTTAGCGTCTTCCAGTCTTCTTTCAGAAAGTTCCAAAAGTTTTTCCGTTAGTTTAAATTTTTCTAATTCCTTACTGTTTAGAAGCCGGAACAGATGAACTATAACAAAAATCTGAACCACTTCAACAAGGGCCAGCAGTCCGTAATTTTCTAAAAGAGTTCTTAGAAACTCCCAGAACGAATCTCCGAACATGTCGCGGCCTCCTTGTTTACGTACTTGGATCTAAAACCTGCTAGAATCCATGCGGCAATTATTACACTTTTGATGCCTCCCCGAGCATCGCTCGGGGATTCCTAGTTTCTAACCGGCATCCCGAAGACCCTTCGGGGATATCTTTTAAGATGTTATTTCCTTAATCTTGCTCTGCAAATTGCTGCCGCAGCGCTCTTTAAATCTTTATCTTTCAACTTAGGATGCTTCTTACCTACGACTATCTTTACGCTTTGAACACATCTTTCCATTTTATCAAAAGGTTGGGAGTTCGTTTGCGCCTGAGATCTAGGATTTTCCGGCGTACACATCCCTAGTTTCTCGTCCAGGACGAAACCAATAGGACACTCTAGCGTTCCTACTGGAGCCTGTCCCTTAACATTGGTTATGGGAATGCAGGATCCCGATTTAGGGTCAAAAACCTCTTCGGGTCTGCACTGAGGATGAAAATCGTGAGGGTTAGTAACCTGACCCTCAGTGCTTAGATTTTTCCCAATCGACTCTTTAAAATCTCTCGGGCGTGGAAAAGAAGATGCTCACAGGCGTCCTCAACTGCTTGCTTAGCAAAACCTTGCACAGAAGATACTCGAGCAAGGGCGTTTCGAAGTCGAACTACATCCACTGTTTCGGTATCGTAAGCATCTGCAACTTCGGGGAGGTGGTGCATCAAGGCACGTCGACTAGAATTTACCAAAGAAGGCGGAAAAGCTTCGTTAGGCAAATCTTTAGCAGCAACCTTACCCTTCTCTTTTCGACCAGCCTTAACTTCTTCTCGAATTATTTCATCAAGGTGGGAGATAACTCTATTGAGCGACAGGCTTTCAATCTGAGATTCGGAGGCGACGTCCGTAGGCGGTTGTGGACCAGAAGACCCGCTCGGTCGATTCTTCTCACGAGTATCTAAAGGGGTGCAGGTCCGACGCGTTCCGTCCCAGATAGTTCCAGGAGGACAGTCAGAGGGAAGTTTAACTTTGCCCGGAACTTCGTCCGTGAGACCCTCTCTATTGTCTGGCATTGCATTTTCTGCATTTTCCTTCTCACTCTTCCCTTTAAAGCTACCCTTTCTAGATTCACACTTTTCGGTCTCAGGATTCCACACCTGGAAAGGAGCGCAGCCGTGGTCGTCTTTCTCTTTGCCTGGTCCAGAGGCAGGCGTCTGGGACTTCTCTTCTTTCTTACCCCGCTTACCCTTCTTCTTATCAATCATTTTCTGAATAAAGTCCGGCAACGCCGCCTCCTCGTCAGAAGAAGAAATCTTTTTCCTGCTGTCTAGAGGCTTACACTTTCGAAGATCTGCATCCCAGATAGTACCCTCAGGGCAATCCTGGGAGAGACGGGCGGGTTTACCTTCTGGGAGAGGAGACAGGTCTCTGTTCGTTGCATCTGTCTCGGAAGCCAATACGGTATCTTTATTCAGAGGAATGCACTTTCTAAGCTTGAAATCAAAAAGTTGATCCGGTGGACATCGAAAACCGACTGGATCTCTACGACCCTCGGGATCCTTGGAAACAATCTCGGGGTGGTTGGACTCTTCTAGGATAGACTCAATAAATCCTCGAGACTTCTCGCACTTCTTGGTTACAGGATTCCACACCATTCCTGGAGGACAAGGGCCTTGTTTTTTATCCATATCGACCGAATAGATTTTTGTAACTCGTTCATTAATCGGTAACATCTCCAGCACAACCGCTTGGAAATCTTTTTCGGTTTCTGCCTTTGCGAAATTATCCACCTGAATTCCACAAGACTTGGCACGGGCCAAAATCTTACGTCGAAGCGTAGACTTTTCTGAGGCGGTAAGTCCTTTAGCCTGATTGAATCGGGCCATGGCGTTTTTTACACGGTTACAAGTGTCCAAAGGAAACTTTCTCTTCCCTGGAACACCAAACGCACTTGACGGGAGAGATTTTCTCTGAGAAGTATCGAGGGGCTCCGCAACCTCGCGTTGTTCGCTGCCGAAGTTTTCTTCCATCTCTTCCAAATGGTGCTCTTCTGGAACTATTACGCCGGGGTGTCTGGAAGTATATTCCTCGGTAACAAAGTCTTTAACTACGAAATTTTTTACCACGTGGCTGTGAATTCGATCTCCGAGACCAGCAGCGGAAGTCACCCCATCCCCCTCCGCACTAAGGGTAGCAACATGTCGATGCCCGTCTGTAGTATCCGAAGAGGTCTTAGCAATTCGTGCAAAGGTGGCCACCGCCTGCTTGAATTCTTCGCTAAAATTTTCGGACGCCATAACTGTGTCTTTGTTGAGTGGGACGCATTCTCTGAGCTTGTGATCAAAAAACTGATTCGGGGGGCATTGAAAGTTTATAGTATCTTTTCTGCCTTCCGGATCTAGAGCAACAACGTCAACGTGATCAGCGTCTTCTACATATTCGCCCTCTTCGTTCATTGCGAATGCGTCGTTATTTTCTGCTTCGGCCTCTTCTAAAGTTACGCACTTGTTTTGAACAAAAGAGAACGTAGTCCCCTGTGCACAACTATTTCGTTCGTCCATTACTTCGGCGTCCATTGCGGTTTCGGCGCGATCAGCGATATCTTCTTCATTATCAAAAGTATCATTGGTTTTATCCACCTCGCCCCTCCACTCGGGGCCCTGGTCATCGTTTAGGCTGGTGGTAAACTTGGTATGATCCATGCCGGTGATAGGCAGACACGCCCCACTAGATGGATCTCTTCGATGTCCTTCAGGACACTCTTCTCCTACGACTAGGGCAAAGTCCTTCAACTCCTTCTTAAATTCCGAAGCGGTGCGGGACTTAAACTTATCTTTTGTATTACTATTGTCGGTCATTTTCTAATGTCCTCCGTAAACTGTTGTACAGTTTTCTGGCATTTTTTTTTGGTCCGTATGATAATTTCCATTACTTACGGCTTGCGTGGCCTAATATCCGGTGTTGTAGATTTCTGACGAGGCCTACCACGGCCGCCGCGGCGCGGACGGCCTTCGCTCGGCGTCCCCTTAGGTGTCCTCTGTGTAGTTTGAATATTGGGTTGTTTTGTGGTTAAACCTGTTTTAATCATCTCTTCTATATTCTTCTGGAAATCCTTCAAATCTTGTTGAGTAACTACAGTTTTCTGAGAATCATTTGTGGTATCCGTTTCTACCGGAGTCTCAGTTGGCGGCAGTGCCTTCTGCGCTTGATAGGGTGAACCAATAATTCCAAAAGTTCCAGCCTGCACTAACGGCGCCTCCTGCTTCATGTTGGTAAGTTCGTTTCCAAAATCCATCCCCAGTTTTTCAATACCGGTTTCATAAGAAATAATGCGACGATCAATCATACCTTGAATCACACTCATAAGCATTATCTCATCCTTAAGAGCATTTTCATCAAAGCGAACATTAGGATATCTATCAAATCCCATAGCCAAAGCAATCTCTTCGTACTCCTTATCTATCCATCTCTTTACACAACGTCTAGAGTAAGCTACTTCTTCGGCGAAGGATTTAAGAGCGGCCTCGATAGCCTTGGCGTTTCCTTGAACCGTTCCGTCAAGAAGTGCTCTTGAAACACCAAAAGTTTGTAAAAGATCAGAATCTACTTCCTTAAACTTCTGTTCTCCTAGAATATCACTAATTTCCGGAAAAGTAATTTTTTCTATCTTCAGCGTGTGATTCCAAACAACATCAAAACTCTTACTTGAAGTATCAAATAACTTCGCTACCGTTTCAAGATCCGCTTGATCAGTAACCGGATGTTCGTCGTTACCAATGGTTATCTTAAGAATATAATTGGTAATACCATCCAAAGTAGAAAGATCGGCCTTGATCAACGCGTCTTTGTAGGTAAGCAAATCCCAGGCTCGGCTAAACTTGGGACGGGGATATCGTTCGTAATCTTGCTTACGATAGTCGCACTTTCCTACCAATTCCGTCGGCAATTTTACGGGTTTATTCTGTTTAACCGCCTCCACAAGTTCTTTGGGAAGAAACTTTAAAAATTGTCTTTGTTCTTTCGTTTGTTGGTTTGGATTTCGCAAAACATTTCTTAGTTCGTTAAAGGCTTCTGCTTTAATATAAGTTTCCGTTTGATCAAAAAGAGTAGAGCCCTTAATCTCAAGTAACCGAGGATCTAAGATAGTGTACTTTAAAGGAACAAATGATTTTGACCAGATTTTCTTGGCGGCAGCAAGGTCTCGATACGCCATAAATTCTTTTAGCTTTGGATCTGTCTGAAAACTATTAGCATTCGCTCTATTTTTTATAATTCTATTGAAATTATCTGGCTTCAGCTTAGGATCCAGTTTACCTACCATCTTAAAAGTACGGACCAACCCAACTCGGAAAAAATCAAAGAAAACTTTTTCTACGGTGGCATGAAAATCTACCTCTCGGACCCATGTATCATAAAAAAGCTTAATGTCAGGATCGTCAATATCGTTCTTAAAGCCCTTTGCGGCAAAGTTAGTAAGAATATCAATAACTGTGCCATATTGTGATTTAGTATTATAAAACGAAATGGCTTTCTGATACATTCTCTGAGGTTGAACCCTGGCCGGATCCCCCGCCTCAAGCAAAATATCAACGTCCGTACGTCGTAAAATGTCACGAGTAATAATTCTACCGCCCTCATGAAAACGGAGGGGGCCGGGTTGCCCTCCCTCTCCCGTAAGATAAGCTAAATCCTTCGCAGAACGACCTCTTTCCCCAACTTCAATTTCCATTGAGTGAACACCCGGAGAAGTTTCTTCGTGTGAGAGGACTTCGGCATTCTCTAAATTCCTGTTGATATTATCCTTGACCTCGTCCGACATTTATTACCTCTTTTTTTTCCTGGAAGCCGGTCTCAAAACGGCAGCCGTACTAGTTACCAAAGTTCGCTTGTTTCCCCCACGAAGCAATCGGGCACGATAGCCTTCTGGATCTTCGGTCATTTCTATCTTATCTCGGATCTGCTCTGCGAGCTCCGGATTAGATTCTGAAAGCTGATCCAATCCTCCAAAAGCGCCAGAATCTCCACCGTCTCGGGGACGTATAGCGCCCCCGTGATGGAGAATGCTTTCAGGCAGGGCCTCTGACCAGATGACATCATATACGCACCTACCGGCTAAAAAGAAAGCGGTATACAAATCCTTCTTCTGTTCTCCATGCCCTCCCCCCTTAGGCACATCAAAATGATGCTTACCGGTGGGGGTTTCTGTTAACTCGATAATTTGCATCTGCTGCTTCATTCTATGAATAGTCTCCCACGCCTCGTCGGCCTGAACATTAGGATTCTCTGACGTATTAATGGTGGGAAAGAGAAGATCCCGGTGCTCCAAAAGACGTAAACAAGCAAAGTTAGACTCTGAAATAAAATCGGTGGTAAAATTACACATTGTTAAAATGTGACGACCGGTTTTAAATTCGTGAACAGCATCATCGGGGTCTAGAATGGGTCCGAGGGGGTGTTGTCGAGAATTTTCAGCTAGAATATCTTTTATAGCTAAACCGCCGCCGGCAGCATCCATGTAAATATATTCTATGTTAAATGCGTCGCAAAGATCTTCCACAATAGCTGCCATTTTAGGAAACGCAACTTTCTGGAATTCGTACGCACAAACAACTTTGGCGGGCCTATCCATCTCCATGATACAAAGGGCAAAAGAGTCTTCAGATCTAGCCGGGTCCACACCTAAACAATAAGTTTTTCCCGGAGTCCCGACAACCTGGGTTGGGAAATTAGTTCGACTGCACGCTTCCAGCAGGGAGGCTTTATAAAAAGCGTCGGTATCTGGAATGAAAGCTGCCTCGTATTCTATTCGAAATTCTAAACTGGACATTTCACGTTTAGCCGCTTGAACGTTATCCATATCTAAAAATCCCTCGGGTAAGTGCCAGTAAGGAACCCTAAAAACAGCATACTTTTCGTTATTCCGAAGCATCTCAAGTTTGTAAGCACAATAAAGATTATACATGTGATTAAACGTGAAATACCCAGATGATGTAATCACAATCTGGTTCGTAGAAGCAGTTTCTTCGTCAATCTGCTCTTGAGTGATTAATCCTCTTTCTAGTAATTCTTTATGTTGCTCAACTCTACGCACACGCTCCATCGGATCACTGGTCGTGGCCCCCATTGGACGAATAACCGAATTAAAAATATCTGCTGGAATATGAGGGAATTCATCACAAACAATAGTGAAGAATCGTGAACCACGAATTTTAGTATTGTGAGAAATGAAACCATTTGACCAAAAGGTGTGGTCGTTTGGAACATGCACATCATAGGTTTCCGAACAGGAGTTACTTATTTGGGACACTCGATCGTAAAAATAGTTCTTTTCTACCAAATCTACCAAAACATCAAGACGAGAATCTCTGATGCCTGAATTTACGCAGTGCTTAATAAACGCACGAATCCTGTAGGCAGGAATACCGTTTTTATATTGATTGTTTAAATTCAAATATAAACTACGCAAATCTTTGACTTTATGTTCTTCTATGATGTCTGTAATAAGTCCTTTAGCCTGAGGTATTCCATCTGAAGTAGACGTTTTGCGTTTTCGACCGAAGACAAATTGCTCAAGATCTGTTTGTTTGCGTGTCAGACCAAATCCTATTTCCTTGTAAAACAACTCTACGTCGTTACCAGTAATCATTAGTTGGTAACTATCTGCCCAGTTCTTATTTCGACTTTTCCTTACAGAAACTGTAGATACGATGCCGAAAAGAAGTAGAATGTTTTGGAGATCTTTAACTAGTCTAGACGATGTATTATAAAAAGAAACACAACCACTGCCTTTATTTTTTCCAACTTCAAAACCGCCATCAGTATCGAACAACCCCTGAATATATGCAGACATCTTATATTTTTCTGCTTTTAGAATCTCAGAAGGAAAGTATTTATCTCCGGTGTAAAGACCAGAAATACCTAGTCTTTCCAAAAAGTCGGCCCGAATTTTCTTTCCGCTTAGCTTAAAGTGTGTAGAATCAGAAGCGGCTACAAATTCTTTTCCGTGGTGCTGTTTAAAAAAATCATTCAGTCGCTGATATAATTCTCTATCTTTTGTAGCAAATCCTATATAGTATTGATTTGTGTAATTGCCATCACCGGCCAACAGTCCCGCAACGTATGCTTCTTCTTGTGTTATTTCGGAACCTCCTCCATGCCAGGTAGGGGTTCTATCAATAACTATATAATCTCCTTCTTTCAATTGATCTAATCGAGACCAAACTATTTCGGTACCTCTAACTACCCTTACAGGATGATTTGGAGTTCCCTCCACGCCATAGTGTCGCATAGTTTTTATGGAGATGTTATCAGTTTTACCGTTGGACCAGACGTATTCCACGGGGGAAAAAGAACGACTCTCACTAAGAATAGATACATTCTGTAGATATTCTTCCCGTAATGGGGAATAATCATCAGAAAGCAAATCTTGAATGAGGCACAGTCGGTCGTTCAACAGAATGAGTCCGTCGGACAGACACCCATCACCAAGTGGAATAGCTTGGATAATGGAGCCATTCTTTCCCCCAGTAGCCTTGAAACGCAGATAGCAGTTATCGGACTGTTGCGTTGGTTTTCTTTCCGAAGCCGTTTGCAGAATCGGAGATCTTTGCCATATCTTAGTGATTTCGTCGAAGATCATTTTGGACTGGCGAAAAGTAGGAGCAAGTAATCCGACCCGGTGTCCTGGGTAAAGCAAGGCCTTCAAGCAGGCAAAAACCCCAAGCAAGAACGTATTGTGATTTATAAACCCGTTAGCAACGAAGGCGTGTTGATTTTCTTCAGGCATACACAAATCGTAAACTTCTTCGGCACCAAATCTTTTACTAACCACGCGATCAAAAAAATGGTTACTTTTGTTAATAAACTGCAGGGCATTTGTATCTTCTGTAATAATATCTATAGATGAAAGAATGCTGTCTAGGGTCTCATAGGAAACATCATAGTATTTTGAATATTTATGTATTTTTTGCCGGATCGATCTGGTAGCTATTCCATGAGAATCTTCAAACAATCTTGTGAATCTTTCTTTTTGAAAAGGGATCACATCCCTGTTCATATTTATCTTACAGTCTGCTATTTTTTCTAAAAGTAAATTTTGTTTCCGATGCAACCTAAAACCTACGGTATTGCAGAATGAAATAGCGTTTTTACCAACAATTTCTATAATATAAGCGCCTCTCTTTTTATTCTTCTTAAATCTCTTTTTACTAACTATACCGAGATTCAACAAAAGAAGATGTACTACCTCTGCTAGATCTTTACTAGAAGTACAATAAGAAGCTCCCAGACGTGTTTTGGAAACATAACCATCTGTGTCAAACAGCCCTTGTAGAAAAGAAACTACCGACTTTCTTTCCTGATTCCACATATAAGAGGGATACTTTTTCTCAAAAGACGGGCTATAATCCAATCCCAAACAAAAAAGCTGTGATCTGATATCTCTAGAATATACCCTAACTTCTCGACACCTGTTTTTTGGTTTTTTTATTTTAGCTTTATACTCAAATAAGTTAGCGGTTAAAGATATAAATTGATTTAGAAGTTCGTCGTCTTCACTAGAAAAAGAAATTAAATTTTCTCTAGTAAGACAACCATTGCCGACAAGTAGGCCTAGATAATAAGGGAGATCTTTTTCCGAGGAGGATTTTCCCCAAACATTATCTCCTCTAGACAAACATACATAATCTTCTTCCTGGATGTCGGCTGCTTTTTTCCATCTTAAACAACCGTCCTCAGATACTATAAGAAGGGGGTGTTCGTCAGTAACATTGATGGAGTAACCAAAGGCGGTAGTAATTATGTTAACGGGTTTTACACCGTCATAGTATATTTTCTGGGCGGGAGCTAAGGAATATCCATCAGAAACAGAGAAATCTGCCTCTTGTAAAATCCCTGTTCTGGACATCATGTTTTTTATCTGCGTCAACCCTTGATCTGTAAATATATAAGAATTCTTACCTATACATTTTCCGGCACCTCGACACATAATCGACATTACATAGTTCTTATCCCACATAGCCCGCAAGACCACATTTTGAATAGGACTCAAGTCGATACCCAAAAGATCTTCGGCAGCTATCTCGGGATATTTCCGATAAAACTGTATGAGGGTGTGTGATTTTTGAAGGAATTCCGGATCTTCAGCTAGTGCCAATTAGAACTCTTCCTTTTCAATAATCTCTCGGAGGGCGGCTCCGGTTTCTTCTTGTTGCTTTAGAAGTTTCTCAACACGGTCGCGCTCCAACTCAGCGGTGTGTTTATCAAATGCTACAACAAGATCTACAATTGTAACGTCTTGGGAGGAACGAGCGTCCTTTCTATCCGTTCTTCGATTTGCTAAATTTTCTTTCGCCGACTGTTTTCTCTTATAGATTCTGTCCATTGCTTGACTGACCGCTACCAGTGTAGCGGGGTCGTTTTTGGAGGCTTCCAAAAGACGAGTCTCCATAATATCGCACTTGGCAATTTCAAGAATGTCATCGACGTCGGATGCCGTGGGGTCTTCACTTCTAAAGTCGGATAGAAAAGTGGTGACAATTCCTGAATAACGTTCTTTTTCCGTAGGGGTAAGAACATTCCGCTTAGGGATAAGCTTCTTAACTAAGTCTGGATTTAGTTTTCTTCCTCGGGTAATGACATCTACTTGCTTCTGAATTTCTATTTCATCGGCCTCCGTGGACAAAACGAGTTCCGGAACTAACGGAGAGTCATTGTATTGCCTCAAATTCTTGCGACTATTTGAGTTATTCCATTGGGCAGAAGCAGGATCCTCCTCAGCCAACTTTCGCAGCTTATCTTCGTCGATCTCCGGCTTTTTTGTTTTCTTTCGCGGCATTGGGTGTTTGGCTCCTTGAACGCAAAGATAGAACTAGCCTGAAAAGGCTTCCTATAAATATAAAACTAGAGTAGTTTTATTAGAGGAGTGCGCCTTTCCTTGCTAATTTCGTGTCGTCCCCCTAATTCCCGAGAACGGGTTTTTCTGGTGTGTACTTTACCAATCAAATAATTTTGGTCTTACACCGTGACGGTGGGGAAATTTTGATATCTACCCGGGCGGTGCGCGGGGTTGTCTTTTAGAATATTATTTCTTTATAAGACAAAGGAAATATTTTTGTCCTCTAATATATAGAGGTAGAGTTAATAGCTAAAAGGAATTACCAAAAGATATCAAATACTTACTGCGTTAGCGATAATTCTTTCCAAAAGTCTTTTGGCGTCTAATAAACTCAGTAAGGCGTCTTCAGCAGCAAATACTGAACTGCTTGAATATTCATACCCAAGGGAGGATTCGATGTGAGCAATTTCTACGTAACGGTGTAAATTTTTTAGTTCTTTTTCGGACCTGCAGTCTTGCATAGCAAGCAGTAGGTCGTCCTTGTTCGCATCAAAGAATTCTTCCTGACCCGGATAATCAGCTTTCATTTCTTCAAGCCTACGAAGACACCTGGTTTCCAGGTCTAATAAGGAATTGGCAATTTTATTTCGATGTTTTTCCGATTTATTAATACCTGTTAAGCTATTGCTAACAGAGTGTCCAATTTTACGTTTGGTTTGTGGATCTTTTTTGGTTCCTAATTTGGCAGCTCGCATTTTTGCGCGCGTTTCCTCATTGGGCCTATAAGCTCCTGAACTTGAGACGGATTTCATTGTATGTACCTAGTTCCCTAGATGGTCTGTACTCCAGCATTTTGTAGCTCCGACTTACGTTCCACCTGATCCTCAACGAAAACAAGGTCGATTCCGCTCTGCCCAAGGATATTGGCGTCAATTCTAACTTTAATTTGATCCACTTCGACACCGCACACAGACGCATCAAAGTTTTTAAAGGGGCCACTCAAAAGAGTGACGATATCCCCTTTCTTGAATTTACTAGCCTTAATTTCTGTAATAAGCTTGCCTTGTACCGACTCCATCGCACCAATCTCATACTCTTCCACGGCGCCGGCAAAAGTAGTAATAAACGGACAGGCACTGAGTTTATGATAAACCTCATCCGCATTATTGTAACGAAGAAACAAATATCCTTCGTACAGGGGACGATCCTTTACCCTAATTCCCTTCTTAGTTTGATACTCTTTCTTAATCATGGGGTAAAAGTACTTGTCCACTTCTGCTACGTTATCGCGTATGTGCCCGATAACATTCTCGTATCTGTTTCTTTTGATCACCCAACTATACCAGCGACGCGTGTCAGACATTGCAAATCTCCTATCTCACCTTAATAATAAGGTACTTTTCGCATTTATGCAAGTTTACTGTCTTTTTTCTTCTTTTCTCGCTCCTCTCGCATGCGTAAAATATCAGACACGCTCGCCAAAAATCCAGGAGAAAAATCTCTGTCTTCCCCCCTTGCCTCAGCCTCAGGATTAATAACCTTAGTAGTTTTTTTACAACCCGCGCACACCTTCATGTAAGTATGCTCCGAACCATAGCTCTGGTGTCCACATTCCGAACACTCAATTGGTACATCTGATAGATTGGAGCGTACTATCTTTTTTCGGGGAAAGGTAAACGGGAGACGATCTAAAATGTGTTTATTTTTATCATTATGATCATGGATCATTTTTCGATACTTACTAGGGCCCATCGCCTGTTCGAGAGGGGATTCTCTACGAACTGATCCAGGGGCAAGCTCGCGGCCCATGGGGGCACTATCGTCTGACGCAATCTTCTTGCCCATTTTGGCAACGTCTCGCTTTACAGCATCTACGTTTACGGTTGTGGTTGGTCTATTTTTCTTAGGCATTTCTAGTCCTTAGGTAACAGTTACCGTAATACTACTTGAACCCCCTGGAGTTCTAACGTAATAAGTACTATTCAAAAGGGGTTGGTACTTATCAGATGCGGTCTTGGATCCCGGACGGCCGTCCAGAGTACCAAGCGCACCCTCGATGTCTTCATTTTTGGGCGGAAGATTATTAGCATCATCCGCTACGATTCCTCTATTAGAAATAGCCATATTAAAGGATCTGACTGTAATCTCCATACTTCCGGATTTAGAGGGCGGAATAAAATAATCAAAATACCAATCGCCTGGTCGCGGCGATCTAAAACAACAGCGTCAACTACAATCCCATCAATAGATAAAATGGCCCTTTGCAACCCGCCCTGAAGCCCCAAGTGGGTACCCTTGGCATGGACTTGTATGGTGGTCCCGGCTGTTAGATTGGCACCGGGAACGGGAGCGATGATTTCCGTCGTAGGGAAAAGCGACTCAAAACCTGAGTCCTCCAAAAGATTCTGTTCTTGCTCTTTATAAAAATCCAGAGCTACAGAATCTATTGAACGATTGGGAACTTCCGGCCGAAGATCATTCAAATTTTGCAACTTACCGATCCGCTGCGGCATTCCGAAATCCTGGCCTTCAATAGGAGCCCGTCCCTTATAAGCACGAAACATCATGTTCTTAGAAGCGTAAGACTCTCCTGGGTTATCAACAGTTGCATTTTGATAATCTAATTCTCGACCCCTTGGGTTATCTCCTATAGGGTAAGTCGGACGGCGCTTAATAAAATCCGCACCATCTTCTCCACGATCCACATTATCTGCGGCAAAAGAAAAATCAGTAACGTCTGCGCCCGTGCTAGTTCCTTCTCTTCTTTCCACCATCGATTACCTCCATCACTCCCTCCACCTTAGTATAAAATTCCCGAAAGGTTGTATTGTTTTCAATGACGAAGTCGAAATCCTCATAATTTTGCATTGAAGTTTCACTTGAGTGTTCCTGTCCAACAGTAACCCCTCCTTTATCACGAATAATTTTCACAACCACACCGTCGTGCTCGTGAATTTTATCGCCCTCATTCGGGTATCTCACATCGGAAATGACAAAGATATCAAAACCCTCTTTTTCAAGTTCTGGAATAGTAGTGTTAAAAACCGTATCAACCCAGATACTAGGGCAAATCTCTCGCAACTTCTCACCAATTCCCTGTAAAATCTCTCTCGGAGTTAAGCCATAACGAGGATCTACAGTTTCCTTGGTTTTCTGATCTCCATAGCATTGTTCCCAAGTTAAACCAAAAAGCTCCATGGCAGTGCGCTTTAGTTTATCAGCAAATGCAACTTTCTTTACACGTCCCGGATATTTCTTTTCTAAGTAATCCGCTGCAGTATCTTTTCCCACCTGTGCGGTACAACCTAATCCAATGATCTTCATGGATAAATCCTCTCATACTCGAAAACGGCTACCCTTGGCTGCCTTTTCCAAGTTCTGCAAACCCTTCTTAATTTCCTGACTTTGCTTTGCTAACTCTCTAAGATGCCCTTCCGCAGATTTAATCTCTTTAACTATGGCAGGAGCCTCTTGCTCAGAAGGACGGGTGCCAGCAATCTGCTCCAGTGTGATAACGCACTCGGGCAAATCGAATTTTGACTTACACTCGCACTGTCCTGCTTTTACATCCGACTCGTAGCAAAAGCAAACCATCTCACCGTCTTCAAAACGAACGCATCCTTTAAATCTTACCGGTTCCATTAGAGATTGTATCCTTCATAAAAGAGAAAGTTATCACCCCATTCGTCCATCTCTGATGTAGAAATATCTGCGGCTTCTCCGTCTTCCTCAATTTCTTTGTGTGCGGTAGTCCTACGATCAAATCTTTGAAGTATAGTAAATTTTTCCCCAGGAACTTTTTCCAAGTGAATGGGTTTAAAATGCCTCTCCTTATAATTGGGGAAAAAAGCATCCCCAGAAACCCTCGTATCTACCTCGGTAATGTACATACGTTCTACCTTATCCAGAGCCCATTCGTAAAGAGACTGTCCGCCAATAATAAAAGCTTCGTTAGCCCCTTTACACTCAGATAATGCTTCTTCTGCAGAATGCACAATAGTTACTCCGGGAATTTGGAGGTTACGTGACGTTACAACTATATTTTTCCTACCTGGTAGAACTCTTCCAATCGCTTCGTGGGTTTTTCTACCCATGATAACCGGGTGCCCCCTGGTGTATTCCCTGAATCTCAACAAATCGGCGTGGCTAGACCAGGGGGACGTGTTTCCACACCCAATTACCAATTGACCCTTCTCGTCTTTCGCGTAGGAGGCAATCAGTGATAGAATCATACTGACACTTCCCCTTTGATGTGCGGGTGCGGATCATAACCTACGAGACGAATGTCTTCATACTTGAAATCATCAATTCCCCTCACATCTGGATTCAATTCCAGGGTCGGCAATGGGCGCGGATCACGTTCCAGCTGGGTGATAATCTGCGGAAGATGGTTCTTGTAGATGTGAGCATCTCCCAAAGTGTGGATAAAATCACCAACCCCCAAACTGCATACCTGAGCAACCAGGTGAGTTAGTAGCGCGTAAGAGGCAATGTTAAACGGCACCCCTAAAAACACATCACAGCTTCTCTGATACATTTGACAACTTAGTTTACCGCCAGCAACATAGAACTGATACAGTATGTGGCAGGGTGGGAGCTGCATCTCAGTGAGGTCGGCCGGATTCCATGCTGTAACTATGTGCCTTCGAGAATCGGGATTTTTACGGATGCCACGAATTGCGTTTTTCAGCTGGTCTATTTCGCGACCTTCGTCAAAAAGACCATCGCCAATGTTCCGATAGGTGGGCCAGTGTCTCCATTGGTACCCATAAACTAGTCCGAGGTTTCCGTCTTTGTCCGCCCATTCGTTCCAAATCCGTACGCCGTTCTTCTGCAGATACTGAATATTTGTTTCGCCGCTGATAAACCACAGGAGTTCATGAACAATGGATTTAAAATGGACCTTCTTACTGGTCACCAACGGGAAACCTTTTGATAGATCATATCTCGACTGGTGTCCGAAAATGCTTATAGTTCCAGTACCTGTACGATCTTGCTTATCTACTCCTCGTGTAAGGATTTCTTGAACTAATTCGAAGTACTGTTTCATTATTTTAAAGCCTTTAATTGGTTCTCGCCCTCTTAATAACTTTATTTATCTTGTTATATCTTACTATAGATCTTACCTATTCTCTTCTCTTTAAGAGATCCTCGTTTTTACCCAACTATAAGACAAGAATTCAAAAATGTCAAGATATTTTTTCGCCGTGCAACAATTTAATATAATCTGGCATTTGAGACTTCGCCTCGTCTTCGGTTAGCTCCCCATTAAGATATCGATTAAAGGGGTGTCGAAAATCGGGCGCACAACCGCAATTTGGGCAGACTGCGGTTCCATTGCGTCCAAATCGATATTGGTTGGCGCCAGAGGCAGTCCACAGCCAACGTTTTCGGCACGCTTTGTTTGGTTTACGTGGTTGTTTTTTAGTACCAAAACACTGCACAAGTCTATAGTCAGACACTAAAAAACCTCCTATCGAGAGTTACCGGCACGAGTACCCTTACCAAAGCCGCTGGAGACATTGCGCGATACCGAGCCCCTCCAACTTCGCCCCCCTGTACCAGTATACCCCGCGGGCCGCCCCCCGGTCGGGAGGGGAGCGCCTGGCTCTGCTTCTCGACGTACCGGGTCTTTGCGGTGATAAGCACCAGATTGGCCGTCTGTATTTGAATCAAAGGTTCCGTCTCCGGGGATGTACTCATTTTCGTAATCCTGAACTACACCGATAACCTCAGCTACAAGCTTGGTACTATCGCCGTTAACACGGTTGGTACTTTTAGGTCGCAAAAATACTCCCATAATTAGATTACCTCCTTTTATCGTTCATCTGTTTTTCCCTCTACGGTGGGAACTTGCAGATCTATAAGCCACGTAGCGGCCTCAATAACCTTATGGTCATCGGCAGCTGACCGCCATAATTCATCAGCTTCATCCGGATTTATTTTTTCAAAAACTTCTGCCAAATAAGAACTAGTTTCTATTTTGTGGCGATGAGCCTTCAGGGGCAATTGGTGTAGGCTATTACGTAACTCGGTCCAGTCGATGGCAATATTTAAGTCACGCATCTGAAGCGCCGTAGAGCGCATTTCTTCAGCTAACTGACCTCTGTGTCGCGGAAGACTATTATCGTCCCTTAGACGCGATTCTAGCGTCTCTAAACGCTTCTTTAGGACGTCTCTCTCCATAATTGCTTCGGCCAGTCGCATCTTACGTTTTCCTTTGCAGAAATGGAGGCACTGGTTTATCGGGCGCCGCGGCGTTTATTCGTGGGGCGCTTTCGGGGTGGTAAAACCTTTTCATTTCTACTAGTACCAAACCCTCAACAATTTCCATGGCTTTCATAGGGTCTGTAGTAGACGCCACCCAGTGTTCCTGACCATTCTCATCTTGTGCATAGATAGCAGCTGCGCCACTAGTCTGTTTTATACAGTATTTACCTGTGGAAAGGGTAGGACTATCGTTTGACATTGGCGCCGTCCCAAACTCGACCCCCTGCGTTCGGTTTGAAGCCTTCCAACTCGATTTTATCAGGGGCAATATATCCCTTCTCCTTAATCAATGTAGTCTCTTTAGTTAGCTCAGTTTCTTGGTTCGTAAGCTTATGGTCTTCTGGAACTTGGAAATCGGGATTATTTTCCTGCTTCACAATCCCATGGTGTTTTCCACACTGAAAATGTTCATCGGGGTCTTTACCCCCGGTCGGATCTACGAACATTGCTGGCTCTCCGTTAACTCCGAGATCACAGGGACCCCCACCTTCGTCTGTAAAATCACACTTAATAACCCAAACTCCGTCAATCATTTCTCTTGACATATCCGCTCCTTAAATCGTAGAATCATTTCTGCACCCAAACACTCGCATGATTTTCCACAGCGAATGCAGGGTTTTCCGCTCCAGCGGCTATGATAAATATTTACCACCTCCCCGCCGGCCCTGCTAAAGTATTTATAGGCGCTGTTATTTGGACTATTTAGCCAGATATCTGCGATACCTGCCTTAGCCCCTTGTGCCATACTTGCGTCGATGGCATTCTTTAGTAAAATTTGGCCCAGCCCCCTGCCTCTAAAATCCGGATCTAAACAACTAATCTTAAAGTAACAAACCTCTTCGACGGGACATCCCCACCGGTCTGGACAGTAATTTCCTTCCTCGTACCAGTTACCTGCAGCATAAGTAAGACGAAAGCCAACTACTCTGTCTTTTTCAATAAGAACGAAACTTGAATTGATATCATTTTTGTGAGTTCTTTCCCATACAAGATCTAAGGTATTTTTATCTAAATAGCCTTCACCAAAGACCACCTCCGCCAAAGATTCTATTCCCTTAAAATCGGTAAGTTTTAACTCTCGAATTTCCATATTAACCCGGTCTTTGCCTTTGAATACGCTGCAATAAACGAACACAGTCTTCTATTTCTTCAATTTGTTTTTCACATTTATCTAAAAAGGGGATTGTTTGTTCTTTAGTTAGACCTCCCTCGTGATCTAGTTCCACTGTACGCACTACGCACTCCTTGATCTGCAATAATCGCTCTCGATATTTCTTAAACACCAATTCGAAGTTGGCCACGTAACTCCCCTCTGCTGATTCCAAACTGACCTAAATTTCTATGGAGTTGGGCGTCTTCGTCTATGTGGTTATGAACTTCCTCGTGAACATGACGTAACTCCGCACTTAGTTTTTCTATGAGTAACTGAAGCTCCCGTTCGTGTTTTCTTTGCCCCCAAGCAGTCCATCCAATAATAACCATAATCCCCCACTGGATCAAGTCATGGAAGGTAACGTAGGCGAACCAGGCCCCCTGCAACCAATCTGGCCAACTTTGCATCCAGTCGACAAACATATACTAATCCTCCTTGGGTTATTTAAACAATAACTTTTCAGTAGATCGTTCCCACAATGTTTTTGCAATAGTTCTTCTGGTAATTCCCCAAGTCTCTACTGTACCGCAGCGCGGACAAGTGAACTGCGTCACCTCTAGTGTATCAACATCCGGAGTAATGCGGTAGTCACTTTTTACCGAACCATCTTCTTGAAAAGCTTCGGCTAGACATTTATTCTGTTGGCAAATGATTACTTTCCAAGGCTCTAACATTACTTCTCCTTGAGCACCCCAGACTCTCTTAAGCCTGGAGGCCGTCCAGTGGTGTAAACTAACATGTGTGAGGGCACTGCCCTCTATACCTCCGGGCTATCTCTTTCGTTTCTTTGGACGAGGGAAAGTTGCTCCACATCTGTGGCAGAACTTAGCCCCTCTCATCCTACGTGCTCCACATTCAGGGCAATAGCGAATCCTCTGCGGCTTAGGCTTTTGCGGAGGTGCAATTCCTGGGGATTCTTGAAACCACGCCGGTCTCTTTTCCCTGGGGCCTTGCATTCTCAACTGTAGAGTTACAGGAAAGACCTCTGTAGTGAAATCAGCCCCCTCTACAAACTTCTGTCCTGATGTGCCGCCTTCTACGGTAGCCCCTGCTTGTCCTGGAGTAGCTATCGGTGCCACGTAGTTACAATTAAAGGCGGCAGACTCGATAGAAGAATCAGCAACCGTTGAGAATGTGAAAGTCCAAGTGCTTTTTCCATTGCCGCTAATATACGGACTTCCACCGCTGTCATCCCAACGCCACGGTTGAGGACTGATAGGCCGAATGGGCCACGGGTTGATTACGATACCTCCGGTATAGTCTACCTCACGATAGAACTCAACCTTGATAATACCGTTCTCTTCGTCAGTCGGATCATTGACTCGACTATCCGAAAGCGGAACAAACTTGAAGCGACGTCCGGAAATCATGCTTTCATCCAGGAATCGTTCAAGGTCAAGAGTTTCGCCTGGCTTCAGGATAAAGTCTCCCAAGTTGGAAGCCTTTCTACCATCTACCCAAACACGGGCCTTCGCTCGAAGGTAGCTGTGCTTGTTCTTTAGACGAATCTTGTATTCAGAATTGAAAGGTAAGGTTACCTTGCCATTGATTTCCCTTACTGGGGAACCGCTATGTAAAACACATAGTACAAAATCATTTTGATATGCCATCATCTTGTCTTAACCTCTTTTAAACGGGATGCCTGCAAGAACCCGCTATTATTTAGGCAGGCATTTTGGATTCAGAGAGAAAAGTATAGAACTCTTCTTCCGTTTTATCACGCTTTCTTAAATTACATCGGGGCAACCTATGACAATATTACTTATATCATCACTTCCGCCCCGAGAAAGCGGAGTCTTATGTTCTTGGTGACACTCTCCTAATTCTCTATTACAATAATGGCACTTTTATCTTGTTCTACAAACAATTGTAGAAGTTGTTCTGCGGTATAACTTCCTCCATTTTTTAGTTTATGTGCTTTTCTTTTTGAATGCCATGCCCTATTGTACTTATGTGTCAACCCCACCCATCCGGGGTCAGATCTAGAAGCTCCTTAGCTTGGACCAGGGGGTCTTTTACATGCATCAATGTAATCTCCGTCCACTAAAGATGCCAGGGTCTTGCCCCTCAAGAATCAACTTAGCGACCAATTCGCCGGTGGCAAAAGTAAAACCCAACCCGTGCGCCGTGAACCCTACGTTGTAAAAAATCCGGGGATCCTCTGGTAAAGAACCTACCATTGGATATCCGTCAACCGCAAAACCCATAACCCCAGACCAGCGATGGGTAATTCGTTTCTTCCGCAAAAGAGGGAAATGTGTATGTAAAAAGTTCTCCAGTTTAGAATGAATGAGGGGATTGATTTCATCTGTAAGTCCTACCTCCTTCTCTACATCGGCATTCCTAAATCCTCCGATAAGAACGCTTCCGTCCACCAGTTGACGAAAGTAATCCAATACAAAGCTGCAGTAAGAAGGTTCCATAAACTGTCCTACTGGTTCTGTGACAATAATTTGTCCTCTGGTAGGTGCAATCTTATCTCCAAGCCACGAAAAAAGTTCTCCAGCCCAAGCATTGGTGCAAAGAACTATCGCCTGTGTTTTTATTTTAGCCGAGGTGGCATTAATTAAAAGTCCATTATTATCTTCTTCTATTTCAAAAACCTCTCGATTTTCTAATAGATTAACACGAGAGTTATCGCAATCAAAAAACATTTTCCATAGCCAACGCAATGGGTGGATTTCTCCGTCATCCGAATAATAAGCTCCTCCTAGAAAACCCTCTGCGCCCTCGAAAATAGAATCTTTCCATTCTACATTCACACCACGTCCCTGCAAAAGAGACACCGTGCTCTTAATTACCCCAACCTCATGGTCAGTAGATGCCAGGGTCCAACTGCCTTTATTTCTATACTGACAATCTCTCTCTAAAACCTCTTTGCCGAATTTATCTAGAATTAAACGGTGATTATATTCTGTAAACTTCCAAATCTCCTCGGCCTTGTTTTCCCCATAAGCAGACAACATACGAGAAAAGTGTTCGGTGGAGCCGCAAGTAATGAATCCTGCGTTTCTTCCAGACGCGCCACTACCGACAGTTCCTTTATCTAATATATAAATCGTTAAAGAAGAGTCTAACTTATTTAACCACCAGGCAGCAGACAACCCTGCTAATCCCGCCCCAATGATTACGATATCACTTTCAATTTGAATATCACAACCGCCCGGCCCCCCACATCTGTCTTGCCAATATGATACAGACATGTCAACCCTGTCGATTGTGACGAACAGTAATATAAGCAGCACCCAAAGTGGCAGCTGCCCCTACTAGAGCTACCCAAATCGTAGTGTTGTTACTGTCTCTAGCTTCAGGAATAACCACTACTCGGGGAACTGTCTGTTGCGGCGGTTCATTCCAATCCCCGCCGCCCGCGAGAGCAGTTCCACAGACACAAATACTAAGGATCGCAGCCGCCACGTAATTTTTCATTACGCCTCCTAGATATATTTAATCTTAACACCAAAAATCATACCTAACCAGCGCTGGAGTTCTTCCATCTTGGCTTCCCAGATAGCATGAGACAGTGTTTGATCTTTGGTTTTTTCGTAGGTTTCTAGCGTCAGATTGTCAATTTCAACAAGAGCATTCCAAAGGCAATTGTGCAGATCCTTGATATCTTTTGTTGACCAGTTACAAGCTTCTGCTATCTCGATAATATCCCCCAAAAAATCTCGCCGTTGTTCCAAGACGCTAATTGGATCTAACACTGCTCAGAGTGCCCCCTTATAGATAATATTCGTGAATACCCTGAGTGTAAGCGTCATTTAAAATGCGATCAAATGGGAACGGTCTGTCTTTAAGAACAATCTGTTCTTTCTCAAAGTCGAGCACCGCGTCTACGCTTTCCCCAAGCCAGGGAGAAACCAGAGTGCATGTTGTGTGCGCGTTTCTGTAATTCTGAACGCTGCTGTCTTTAAAATAGATTTGTACACCGTCCAAGCAAACCCTATTCAGAACGTTCTGCGCGAGAATTCCCATACCAATGAATAAAATAGTTTTCCCACGCAGGTCCTCTCTTCCGTAAGCTCCGCGTAACGCCCCTCGGAAAAATTGAAAGATATCATGTGACGTTGTCATTGTCGCCTTTAGCACCCTTTATGATACGCCCTCGATTAAATATCGAGGGTTTTTTTGGTTATCTAGCCCGTACATCGTGCTCGCCTCTTCCCAGTCAGGAGATTACCATTAAGTCCCACTTCAAGTTTCTGATTACTCAAGGTACTAAAGTAGCCGACTCCAATCCCCACTTAAACGATGAGGAATTGCGGGCCGGGAAAGGTTCATCTAACATGTCATTTTCAAGTGGGACATTCCAGTACGCCACATCTAGGAAACTAATCCACTGTTTGTGTAATACCAGTCGTGTTGGAATGTTTATGTTTGGCCGCCACTTTGGTGTCCCCGGTGATTTTTTCAACTTCCAACCAAGCTCCTCTAAAGTACGGTTACCTTTCTTAGAGTTACAGGTTAGACATGAGGCCACAATATTATCCCAAGTAGTTTTTCCTCCCCGAGACCGAGGCACAACATGGTCCAGATTGAGCTGATTTTTCTCCATCCACTCAAGAGACTTTCTTCGATTGGGAGGACGTACACCACAATACTGACAAGTGAAGTCGTCTCTCTCGAAGATATTCTTTCGACTGAATCTGATTTGTCGTTTGGGAAGCTTATCATAGAACATGAGTACGATAACACGCGGGATCTTTAGCCTCAATCGGGGGGATGAAATAAATTCGTTATCGCTTATCTCAATCATTTGTTGAGATACTTGAGACCAGTCGTCAAAGTTATACGCCTGATA